ACTATAAGAAAATTTTATTTATTGCTAACTGAAGGTGCTAGTGCTAGTAGGGAGGAGGAGGTTGTTTATCCTAAAATAATTGACGCATTCAACTACTTTAAAGGAAAAAGAGTCGATGAAATTCAATCGATAGTTGCTGGAGAAATTCTAGATCCTGAAACATCTAATGTTCACAGAGCAACTGCTAGAGCTAAAGGTATTACTAAAGATCAATCAATGGCAATCGGTGAATCTGTATACAAAATGTTTCAAGATTTCTTAAAGAATGATTATTTCAAAAGAGACGTTTGTAAAGTTCAAGGAATTATTATTCCTAGAATTAGCAAAGAAAAAGGAATAGATGCTAAAGATCTTTTAAAATATTATAGAGATTATTTGATGCAGAACAGAATGTTTGATAAATTCAATTATTGTTCAGAAAGATGATCCTAATGCCTTAATAGGTACTATTAACAAAGAGTAAATAACCACTATAAGAGAATAAAATCTATAGTGGTTTTTTATGTGATATGATCTTGATCTACTAGGGGAATAAACTAAAGTGTCTGAGAATATACAATCACGATCAAAATCAATTACTGAGTTTTCTGTGTCCCCTATTTCTAATAAATAATCTGAAGTTTCTTTTAGTTCTAAACCTACAAATATTTCCTCTGCTATACATAGATCCATGATACATTCCCGAAGTACTATTAATCTTCTGTGTTCTATTATAAATATCAGAGTTATTATAGGTAATATAAAATATGTTCCTATTAATACCTCAACTTCTGATGTTGCTAAAACTAGAGCTATATAAAAAATAAATGACTTATTCTTATCCTTTAAAAACATAGGAAATAATGAAAAAATCTTAGATGTTTCATCGTTTGAATCTAAGCAATCTAAATAGTAGTTTTCCGAATGATCTGACATATTTTTTATTTTTATATAGCAAATGTAGATAATACTATTTACTTAAAAAAATATTTCCATTATTATTTTGGTAAATAAACAGACCATTGTTCATAATTAACTAAGCTTTTTATGAAATGTTTATAATCCGGCTTATATGGCTTATACTTTAATTTCATTCCTGCTTCTTCTGGAGTTCTTCCACCTTTCTTAAGATTGCAATCTAAACAAGCAGTTGCTAAATTTTCCCAAGTGTTTTTTCCTCCTCTGTGTTTAGGAAATACGTGATCAATTGTTATGTTTTTCTTTACTCCACAGTAAAGACATTCATTCCCGTCTCTTCTAAATACATTTTCTCTCGTAGGGCTAAATTTTTGAAATGGAAGAACTATATACTTAAGAAGTCTTATAACTAGAGGTCTCTTGTAAACTGTACTGTCAGTCACAATAGGATTATCCTCATCGTGTTCTACTACTTCAGCTTTGCCCTTAAAAACTAATTTAAATCCTCTAACAAGATCCGTTACATTCAATGGGCTATAATCATTATTTAATACTAAAACTTTCATCTTTCCCATTTTAAATTAATTCAATGTAAAATCCTTTACATATTGGAAACCTTTTAAATAGTTCTAACAGGAAGTACGTGAAGTCTTTCTGTAGTAAATCTTGAATAATCTTCCTCATCACTAAAGGAATAAGTCTTATTACAGTCCTCTATCTCTTTATCCTCCTCTGATGACCAGTAATCCTCTTCTGAATCGGTATAGTAATCAGGATTAAAAGATCTAAGATGATTTATTAATCTTAATTCGAATATTGTAGGAAGCCTCCATCCATTTCCTAATTTTTCAAGATCATCTTTAGCATTGTTAACCGTCATCTGGTCTTCTCCGTCTACCTCAAATTTTTGAGCCCAGAATTCTAAATTGATTGATCTTAATTTTATTGTTTTATGTACCATATCCTATATATTCTATTAAGATATTAGTTTTCCCCCAAGGATTCGAACCTCGATTCTGTGGACCAAAACCACATGTCCTGCCGTTAGACGAGGGGAAAATAAAGTAGGTTTTACCCTACTTTTATAAATGTTTCATTCTTTATGGCTTTACTAATCCATCTAGCCAATTCAGAACCTCTAATTTCAGCATCGAAATTTGTTGTACCTAAATCTGGAGATAATTCTACTCCAAATTTAAAATTACCATCAGTTACCGATTCAACGGTTGAGATTGGAAACTGATATAATTCTTCCATTACTACGATATTGTAATATAAATTACCATGACAGTAATGACTAAAATTAGCCATATTCTTTGACTTCATTAAGTCTTTCTTTACTTCTATTTCGTTAAACATAACCATTTTCTTTTTTCCACTTTTCGTGCATTTCATTAATTGTGTGATAAGGACTTCCTTGACCTTCAACGATTTCGTTAAATCCATTCTCCTTAGTTATAACCGATTCCTCAGCCTTTATTGCTCCTCTGTACTTATCACCATAACTACCAGTAACTGTTTTAGATGCAGGATCGATATCACCCCATGAAGCTCTCCAACTTCTAGGCTCAATATACTCTACATAATAAGACTTACCTGTTTCTGGATAAGTTATTACCTCTCTTCCTGTTTCAGACCTGTTAACAAGGAAGTTTCTTCTTACATCTTCCATATGGTTGTTTTTATTTATTAGATCCGGAGAGGGGGATCGAACCCCTAGCCTGCTGATTACAAATCAGCTGCTCCACCAATTGAGCTACTCCGGAATTTATATAATTCCTAATTTTTTTTCCATTTCTTTTATATCCTTATCAAGCCAGATTACTAATTGGTATTTTTTTCTTGTCGCAGCCCATTTTAAATAATCATTATCCGTTAAGTAACCTTTAGTCTCTATATAATAAAAAGATCCTGGTGTACTAAATACTTTAAAATCTAAAAGATATGTTCTATTTTTATTATTAATATCCCTATATGAAATACGGTCTCCTGTATAATCCCAATCATAAATATCTCCTTTATCTTTTAATAAATCTAAAATTATACATGTTCTAAGTTCATATGTTCCCTGTACTTTAATATTTTTATAGGTGTACCATTTTGTTTTTCCACCTAATACATTTTTACCATTTTTATATAATTCTTTTATAGAATTTGATATCTTTTCTCGAGTCTTATCACTTGATATTTTTCCAGTATCTCTAAATTTAATTGAGCAAGATATCGAACAAAATTTTTGATTTTTTTTTCTGTAATTAATCATGAATTCCTTTTCACAATTTTTACAAGTTAACTTAATATCCCCATATTTTGTTAATTTTTCCGATACCTTTTTATTAATCTCAGATCTTTTATTTTTTGTACTAAATCCTCTTGCACATTTACTCGAGCAAAATCTATTAGAGCCATAATTTGTTAATATCTCACATTTACAATTTTCGCAGAATTTCATATTTTTTTATTTTATATATCTAATTCGAACCTTGTTTCCGTGAGCCAAGTAAAATTGGGTGTATACTGAGAATCGAACTCAGATTCTAGGTTCCACAAACCTATGTCCTACCTTTAGACGATACACACCATATAGACTATTATCTAACCAACTGAGCTATAATCACAGTAACGATGAGGGGAATCGAACCCATGACCTCAGGGATATGAATCCTGTGCTCTGACCAACTGAGCTACATCGTTAAAAATCCCCATTAAAATGGGGGCGAGCGGGATAAGGGATTCCAACCCTCGACCCTCTGCTTGGAAGGCAGACGCTCTAAGCAACTGAGCTAATCCCGCTTATTAGAAAGTGTGTAGAATTACGCATCTACTTCAACCGTCGGACTGTCCACTTTCTGTGTTTTAAGGGACACGCTTAACCCTTGTGTCTCCTGGCCTCGGAGATTCACTATTTCTAGCAGCGTTTTTGTGGATCGTGCGAGACTCGAACTCGCGACCTCCTGCGTGCAAGGCAGGCGTTCTAGCCATCTGAACTAACGACCCAATTTTTGCGGGAATGGGAGGGATCGAACCTCCGACCCATTGATTAACAGTCAATTGTTCTACCGCTGAACTACATTCCCTTTTTAGTAGTCCCTGAGGGATTTGAACCCCCGACTTTCTGCATGTAAGGCAGATGCTCTACCAACTGAGCTAAGAGACTAATTGTGGTTGAAGAGGAGAGACTCGAACTCTCGTGTAACCAATCTAACCTTTCTACGCAGTATCAGTGCGAGGGTATACTCTTCAATATATTTTTTATTTCCTCTTTTATATTATCCTCTGGCCATTTTATTCTAAAGACTCTCCAACCCTCATCTTTTTTTCATTGCGGAAAGAACTGGAATCGAACCAGACACCAATTAAGGTGCACATCGCTTAGCAGGCGAGTCCCGTCACCATCTGGGGTTACTTTCCTTTTTTAATTAGTTTTTTAATTAGTTTTTTAATTCTCTTCATTATAGAGGAATTGAATTTAAAATTAATTTCGTGATTTCTGTAATTTTCTCTGCTTGATCTAAAACTCCCTGAAATTACCTCTCTTGTTTTTACTTTATTCATTTATCTTATTTATTTGAGGTCGTGGAGGGATTCGAACCCCCGTTTCCAGTTTTGCAGACTGTCTCCTGAGCCACTCGGATACACGACCATTGTTGAGATTCTGACTCGATTCGAACGAGTATCTAGTGGGCCGTAACCACTTATTCTATCCGTTGAACTACAGAATCTTTTTACTTTTTAAAATATTCCATTTTTAATCCCTTATTCCAATTATTTTCAAATAGATAATAATCACATGGGCTTATTTTTTTATTTTCTTTTAATAGATCATTATAAATCCATATTTTACCAAATTGTGAATTCGTATTCCCCGATCCTTTACCCTTAGATGATTCACTAATTTTTTGTTTAGATTCTTCCGTGTGTTTTTTACCTAACCAAAATTTATTACCTATTAATGAATCACTAATTTTTTTTAGAACCTCAGGATCGTTTATTCTATTCCTAATTTTTTCAGTCATATATTTACGATAATCTGGATCGTTCCATAATGAATTAGCTTTTTTCCATCCGTCTCCCCCTATTCTTATTCCTGTGCAACACCATCCTTCTCCACCCAATTTTATGTTCATACACATAGGATCTTTTAATAGATTCTCGTTTACTAATTCAATCTCTTTTTTTACCAACAGATCCCTATTTTCAAAGAACTCTAAAATTTCTTTCTTGTGTGCATCTTTACCATGCTTCTTAACAGAATTTTTAATTCTTTTACCCCCTCCCATATAACCATCATCTAGATTATCAGTGGAGTGAATTCCAATATAATATCGATTATTCTTAAGACATGTTATCTTGTAGATATAATGATACTTTCTTTCTTTTCTTGCCATATTGTACGTTACTTAGATTATATATCCAAGTAACGGTACGAAATGGGGGCCGCACAAAGGGTAAGACTCGAACTTACAACCCCTGGTTTTGGAGACCAGTGCTCTACCAATTGAGCTACCAATGTGTTTAAAGGAAAGAGAAAGATGGTTTCGTGGACATTCTCTTTTATGATTGGCTTTACTTAGGTGTATATCTCCCAACTCCGATAATATCAGCAGATATACACTCTCGAGCTATTGATATTATCATTCCCCAATCAACCTTTGTGATCCCGGAGGGATTCGAACCATCGACTCCCGCATTAAAAGTGCGGTGCTCTACCAGCTGAGCTACGAAATCATTTTTAGTAAACCTGTTTTTGTAATAATAAACCAATAAGGTTTACTATTATATTTTTTGGTTTACTATAGTGGGTTGGGTGAGAATCGAACTCACATGGCTGGATTTTCAGTCCAGTGCATTGACCAACTTTGCTACCAACCCTAATTTCCAATATGTCAAAGAACAAATAAAAAAGGCTTCGAAATTTTTCCGAAGCCTTTTACAAAAATATTTTTATGATTTATGTATTAACTTCGATTGGGATCTCCAGCCCAAAACGCCACCCCTTGAAAGCCTTTGTGTTGACTCATCGTACAAGTGATAATATGTTTAATACAATTTTTCATTTTCTTAATTCTTAATGATCTTTCGATCGTTATGTCTATTATATATCCAAACCTTTTATAAGTTTCGATAAATTTAATAAATTTTTTTAAAATAATAATGATTTTTTTTAAAAAAAATCAATTTTTGTAAAGTAAAAGGAATCGAACCTTTATTATCTCCAAGTACTTTTAAAAATAAAAAGATGAGAATGTTGAACAGAGTTTTGCTTTTTATAAGGCAATTTTGCAGATTGCTGTCTTTACCACTTGACTAATTTTCCAAAAATGGCGGAAAATATAGGATTCGAACCTATGTTTACGAAGTAACTCTAATTCTTACTACATCTTATTATTTTAATTTTTTTGGGTGGAATCAGAGGCCTTCTGTCCACCGAGACTTCGTCGTTAATAAGTTCGGTGCCACACCGAACTGTTCTTATTAGAGCGTACCGAAACACAATGATAAAAGGTAAAGGAAGTTTCCAATCGTATAAAAGCGCTCTAACCAACTGAGCTAATGAAGAATTAACCTCATATGGGACTCGAACCCATGACCTCTCGGTTAACAGCCGAAGTAACGATTTAGATTACTATTACCTTTAATAAGTTTGGGAGAAAATTGTAAGAGCATGAGGTCTACGACCTTTCGATGGGAGTTGAACCCATTACCCATTTTTTATCAGAAAATTGCTCTACCAATTGAGCTACGAAGTATCCCTTACGTTACTACCCAATTTTTTAGTAAGGTTATTAGGAGAAAGTTATGAAAGTGTAACGCTATTGCGCTTCTGTGGGAATCGAACCCACGACCGATAAAATAAAAGTTTATTGCTCAACCGCTGAGCTAAGAAGTAACTTTCATATTACTACCTAATAATTTTTTTAAATCAAAGAACGACTTTTGAAAATTAGGAGGAGTTTATACCTCCTAATTCTTATTTTTTGTGTTATTTATACTGTTAAATAACGATTTGTTTCACTTTTTCAAGGTGATAGTTTGGATTAAATTCAGATTTAGCAATATCGTCAAACATGCTGTATCCGTATCCGTAGTAGAAGCTAACTTTATCACCTACTAATTGTGTTGTACCGTAAGCTGCAAGGTCTACTGAGTAAACGTAAGGACTTCCTGTACTTCTTAAATAGTTAGTGTAAGCTTTATATGAAGATCCTCTGTTACATTCGTTATCTGAAAGTATGAATACTCGATCGTATTTTCTTCCTGATTTCTCTGCACATCTCCAAGCTTCTGATAAGTTTGTACCTCCCATGTCTTTTTTCATCGTTTTAGCGATTGTAAAGACATCTGCGTTAGGGTTCCAGTTAACATATTCAGCATTAGATCCAAATCTTATAATATCAGCTCCAGTTGCTTTAGCAATAGTTGCTGTTATTAAAGCAGCTTTATCCATACATGAGCTTCTATAATTAGTCTTTCTGTTAGGATCTTTAATAGAAGTTCCCATTGATCCTGAGAAGTCCACCATGATTAAGTTTCTTCCTGGTAAAGATTCTTTCAAGTTAGGAACTGCTTTTTCGTATCCTTTAAGCAAAGCTGTAAGAATTTCTCTTGAATCATTTGAATTGAATTCAGAATTAATTACTTCAACAGCCAAGTCCATTTGGTATGGCATGATCTTACCTTTTCTGATTGCTTCTCCGTCAGATAAAAGATTAGAAAGTGTTTTAACAGTATCCTGTGCAGGATTTGTTATTAAGATGTTTCTGATGTTTCTTAATGCTGCTAAAATACCTAATTTTTTATCTTCAAGTAAAGTCTTCCAGTTTTCAGATTTTGCTTCTTTTAAGATCTTTTCAGCTTCTTTCTTATCAATCTTACCTTCTTTTACAGCTTTTGCAACTTCTTGTCCTGCGTCAGATTGAGCAACTTCCCAAGTATCAGCAGAAACTGATAAACCTTTCATGATTGCGTCAATTGTAGCAATTCTCTCTCCGTTAACTTCAACTGTACCAATTGATTTCTCTGGTCTTGGGTGAACTAAATTGATAACGTCTATCAATGATCCTTTGTATTTTAACAATGAATAAGAATCTAAGTTCTCTAATGCATTAGCAAATCCTTTTTTCATTGAATTTGTTGCTTTAGTTTTATTCATTGCTGAGAAACAAGCAATAATTTCTGACATATCATCTGGACGGAATAACATTCCTCCTGACTTAGTTTTTTTGTTCCAAAGACCGTAGAATCTTTTAGCCCATTCTTGTCCTGAACAATGTGGTGCAAGGTAAGAAGCTGCCAAGTGATTGATAGATCTCATACCTTCTCCAACACATCTAGAGTAAACAATACATTGTGCTGCTAGATAAGTGTCTTCTTTTGCACATTCATCAACTAGAGTTTTCAATTCTTTCATTGTCTGATTCTCAGAACGATAAAATTGATTTTCTAATTTCAATGTGTTAAGCATTGTAATTAATCTTAGCCACTTGTCTAAAGAATAAGCTTCGTGACCTTGACGATTTTTTGTGTCTGGCTTAGGAACTGCTATTGCTTCAACTAGTTCAGGTTTAGCTGATATTGAAGAAAGCTTGTTTCTAAGATTCTCATTTCTAAATTTTGACATTAGTACAAGGTTTTAGTTAAACAATTATTTATTTGTGTTTTTAAATACTTTCCAAAGATATGAAGAAATTTCTAAATAAAAAAATTTTTTCATATCTTTTTTTAAAAATATTTAGTGGTCCTTGTAGGGCTTGAACCTACGACCCCCTGATTATGAGTCAGGTGCTCTAACCAACTGAGCTAAAGGACCGAAATTCCTAACTTTATAGAAATTGTTTTGCGATCACGGTAGGATTCGAACCTACGACCCAATGATTAACAGTCATTTGCTCTACCTGCTGAGCTACGCGATCTTGTATTATTGTACCTAAGGAGGGACTCGAACCCTCACGTCTTCCGACACTAGAGCCTAAATCTAGCATGTCTACCAATTTCACCACCTAGGCATTTCTCTTTGAGTGGTTAGGAGTTTGTGAGTGACAATTTGGGCACAGAATTAATAAATTTTCTAACCTGTTGTTACCTCTATTTCCATCAATGTGATGAAGCTCGCATGTTATCTCTTTTCCTTTCCATTCTTTTATATTGCATTCTTCGCATTGGTTTTTCTTATATCCCTCTTTAATTAATCTTTTTCTTAGTCTAGAAGATGTATAATGCCCTTTATGTTTTCCTGATATTATATCTTCTAAACTTATTGTAATCTTATCAAATTCACTTTGGTTTCTTTTAATTCCTCTCCTCCCCTGATTTGGAGAGTAGACTCCTAGTAAAATAGCTCTTCTTTTAAATGTTGAAAATTTAAGACCTAGATTAATAGCACAGGTATTCATTGTATTCCCTGATTTTACCTCCTCTATTATCATAATATCGGATATAGTATTTTTACTATTCATAAGACATTCGTTTTAGTATATATATCCAAGATCGACTGCCAAATAAAAATAAAATTAATAAAATATAACAAAGAACGATATTTTTAATTTTTAAAAATTTGCTATCGAATGAGTAAAGTTGTTTTTAACCGGTATTTCCAACTCCGTGCCCTCTAGTAATTGGGGTCATTTCTATTATGTTATCACGTGTACGTGAATTACTCATAAGAAGGTTCTTCATTAAGAATGATTCCTCACACGGATTTGTGCCCTGGATCTATTTCTTAATCCGTCGAACTTTTCGCAAATACTTTCAAAGAACTAATGGATCTGTTAACTAAAACTTAATTACCAGACCCTGGTTGTAGCGAAGACAGGACTCGAACCTGCAACCTTCGGGTTATGAGCCCGCTGAGCAACCAATTGCTCCTCTTCGCACTGTATAAAATTAACGGACTTGTTAATTTTGTTGGAAGGGAGGGATTCGAACCCCCGTACCCTTGCGAGAACAGATTTACAGTCTGTCGGTTTTAACCACTCACCCACCTTCCAAGGTTAATCTGAAGAAAGCTGAAAAGGTTTGTTTTGATGCATAAAACGGGGATCGAACCCGTAACCTTTTATTCCCTAAATAAACGCTCTACCAATTGAGCAATTCACGCGAAGTAACCTTTTTCATTACTATCAGATTAATATGATCAAGACGAGAAAACGAGTAGAGTTTTTGTTTAGCTATTGTCTGATTATGAGTCAGATGACTTATCCACTTGTCTAATTTTCCAAAAATGGCGGAAAATATAGGATTCGAACCTATGTTTGCGAAGTATCTCTATTCTTACTACGTCTTAATATTTTTCAAAGAACTATTTTTGTTTTTCTAACTCAGTCGATTAAGCTAGAAAAAAAAGAGATCGGCTTAAATTCCATCTTCCGATCTCTTAAATCCCGATTACTAGTCTAGCTTTATAATCGGAGTAGAAGTTTGGCTTACAAACTCTAACTCACTAAAGTGCATAGAATTTTTATGGATTAAATCTAAAAACCTTCAGTTTTCTGGATAACTTGATAAAAACCGCTATTAACTCATAGCTGAGGGAATATCCAAAAAGTCACCCGTATGGGATTCGAAGTCATGATCTTTTCCGTGAAAGGGAAACGACTTAAACCTCTTGTCCAACGGGCGTTTTTAATTTTTTTAGTATTTCAAAGATCTTTTTCTTATTTGATATCGCTAATGTATATCAAAGTTTTTAAATAAAAAAATTTTTATGAAGAAATTTCTAAATTTTTTTATTCTTAGTAGCGAAGGGGGGACTCGAACCCCCAACCTCCGGGTTATGAGCCCGTTGAGCAGCCATTTGCTCCTCTTCGCAATATCAGCGGTCCTGATGGGACTCGAACCCACGATCTCCGCCGTGACAGGGCAGCGTCCACTCCAACTGGACTGCAGGACCATTTTTCCGTTAAATCAAAGAACAAAAAAAAGACTCTGGTGTTTCCAGAGTCTCTTATTATCTATTTATAATATTATCTCTGGAAAATTTTACGACCGTAATCATTCTCATCTATTCTATTATAGATGCTTTGAAGATTTTCGATATTTGTAAAATTTTTCACTGAATTTTATTTGTTTTGTTTTTTATATATCCAAAAGTATAAAAAGTTTCTTAATAAAAACAATTTTTTTTGAATTTTTTTAGAATATATTCAAAAATATAATAAAAAAGTATCCCTAATGAGATTCGAACTCATACTGTATGGATTTTAAGTCCATTGCCTCTGCCTGTTGGGCTATAGGGATATAATGGAATTTTACTTCCATTGCGTTTTTCTGTTGTACTTCCAATTTCTTTTATTGCGATCCTTAAAATTACCAGGTCCGCAGTAAGAATAAAAACTTCCAGATCTTTTACAGCACGTAAAACAATACTGGGTTTCTCTTTTTAGTAAGATGTTATAGATTCTATTATCAGTAACATTCTTAATTGTTTCTTTTTTCATATTTGTAGGTTATTTAACCTACAAATTGTCTAGATGTTTTTTCATTCTTTGTAATTTTATATTCCTATTTTTTCGGAAAAATACGAAACGAAAAAATAATACATATGACCTGATAGTTACCGGAGCGGGATTTGAACCCGCATGCTCTAGTTCCCAAAACTAGCGAGATAAGCCTGATTCCTCTATCCGGTAATAATTGTATGTTTTTATAATAACCACAGAACATACAAACTGTTCCGACTCACGATTCGGGAAAAAGTGTGCATCATCTTAATCTATACCGAGATATAGAAATCTAAACGAGAGAGTTGGCCATTTCCTTCTTCGATCCATACCCAGCGATAGGCAGAGGGCTAATGTGATATTTCTTCTAAAAAATCTGGCATCATCCTAATCATCCAATATTTTACTTTCTGAGGTTTTTGATTTATTATTTTACTCACCTTAGTTTTCCACCCAAAACGTGTAAAATCTATACCGGAATTTTTTACATCCTCTACGTATTTTAAATTTTTTTCATACCAATTTTTTTTTACATTATCTGAGTATTCTTTTCTGTTCTTGTATTTTCTTTTATTTTTTTTATGGGTTATCTCAAATTTCAAAATGTCTGATTTATTTATTTCAGAGTTAATTATATTCAATATTAATTCAGTATTGAATGCTAGTGTGTAATGTATTTCTAGAATCTTCCATCCCAAAGAAGCAATATGATCATGTCTTTCTTTATAGTACGGTTTAAGATTTCCGTATTTGTCGTAGTGCTGATTACCGTTTACCTCTAATATTAAATTTTTTTCTGGAATCAATATATCGACCGAATAATTTCTTTCCTCGCTAACCGAAGCTTCTTCTACGAATGATATTCCAGATTTTCTTAAAAAATCTTTTAGAAATTCACAAGGTACAGATACAAACTTAGAGTTCCTTTTCCATACGTGTTTTTCAGGGTTTTCTTTTAGCCATTTTTTTCTTTTTATAGATATTTCTTTTTTCTGCTCCTCCGTCCATTCTCTCTTATTTTTTTTAATAACCCCTTATCTATCCCAATTTTATACATCGTTCTAGATATACCTAATTTATTTAAGGGTGTACCACTATCGTACCTCTTTTGTATTTCTTCCCAATTTATAGTTTCTGTATCAAGTTTTTTCATTTGAACTTTTATTCATATATATCCAGATTTTATATAAAAATGCAAGTTCGATTGTAGTCGTACCAGGATTCGAACCTGGGCTTAGAATTTAGAAGATTCTCGTGCTATCCAATTACACCATACAACCATTTTTTAATAATTTAAAAAAGCGGTGAGAAGAGGATTCGAACCTCCGATACCCTTCCGGGTATACACGCTTTCCAGGCGTGCTCCTTAAACCACTCGGACACCTCACCATTGGCGGAGAAACTGGGGCTCGAACCCAGACACCTCTAGGGCCTACGCATTTCAAGTGCGTTGCAGTTAGTCCTCACTCTGCTTATTTCTCCATTTTTATGTAAAAGAACGACAATAAAAAAAGCCTGAATCTTTTTTGATCCAGGCTTTTAAAATATTTTTGAAATATTATCTTAGCACAAGATCGATAGTAGACTTCTTCTAGAAGGTCTCGGTAACGATAATATGTTCGATAAATTTTTCATTTGTATTTTATATATCTCTTTATATTTTATTTTCCCTGTAAAGTTTCAACAAATTTAAGAAAATTAAACTAAATAAAAAAATATTTTGTGTAAATCTTCTAAATTTATTTTTTTATATACCCCAAGATGGCTTGCAACGTCCTCTGCCGTCTCTTCATCAAAGTCATCACAAACTATATAAAAGTTAGCATCTTCCTTTATACTAATGCTTGTATCGTTCATTTCTAAAAAAAGTTGGTCTTCTTCCTCTGAATCATAATCCTCACTAATATAAGACATTTCGTTAAGAAATTCAGATAATTCTTCTTCAGTGCATCTGAATTCTTCGTAATCTGAGTATATTCTTATTGCCATTATATTTCTTGAATTAATATTTGCTCTAGAGTGTATTCGATCCCATCTGCCTCTTTTTTGAATTCTCCAGTTGCAGAATAGTTCTTACCATCAGAAGCTGGGTTCATTACATTAAGAGAAGAGATTCCTTCAGTTTTACTAACTGTCTCCACTTCACCAACCTCTACAGAAAAAGAAGTATCCTCACCATCTGCATTTTTAAAATTAACAGTGTAGTCAAGATCCGGATTTTCATCCATCATAAAATCTTGAGTAAGTATTTCGTGAGGAGCAAGAGTTCTTGTTGGCTTATCCTCTTTGAAAGAAGCCTCTTGAAAGTCCTCGTAAATTTTTAAATTTTTCATTCCTATATGATTATTTTATGATCTATATATCCTAACTATTTTAGTTTTGTAATAGGAAGTTTTTAATGTCCTCTGGAGATTTTACCCCGTGGAATCTTGCAACCTCTTTTCCTTCGCTAATTAAAACACATGTTGGAATATTTTTTACATTGAAATCCCTAGTTGAGTCTTCGTTTTCAGAAACGTCAGCTTTAATTATTTTAACCCCTTCTACCATTTCCTCAGCTTTTTCAAGATTTGGTTTTAATATCTTACAAGGTCCACACCATTCTGCAGAAAAAACTATTAACTGTTTGTCGTTAGTTTTTAATGCTTCATTTAATTGTTCTTGTTTTAATTGTATCATTTTTCTATCTTTATTTGGAATCTATATAACCATATAGATTAAATAATGTCGAGTATATTCCATTCGTTAGTCCAATCGTTCTTTTCCTCTAAGAATGTAGTTATTATCTGTTGATCTTTTTTGAAAAAAATAGTGTGGTCTCTTAAAGTGTCGTTAACTAGTATTTTATTTAATCCTAGCTTCTCACATATTTGATCCGCATATTTCTCTAAATGTTTATTCTCTTTGTCTTGACCTATTCTTAAAAATAGATTCTTTGGGTTGCTTCTTTGAGTTTCCCTGATTTCTTCTATATAGATTCTATTAGCAGTGTCAATTAATTGTAATTCTGGCTCTTTTGATTGGCTCATCTCCCAATTTATAACTTCCCAATATCTTTTATTTCTCTCCTCTTCTATAACAACTGGAATCTTTTCTGAAGCATATCTTAGATAACAAGCCTGTAGATTTGTAGGTTTAAAGAAATCTTTTAGAAAGTTTCCCTTATCCTTTGTTTCAAACTTATATTTTGATTCTTTGATATAAGAAACATTATCATTCTCGTCAACATATAATCCATCTATATCCCACAATAAAAAATTTGAAGGAAGCGATGTTCTATGATGTTTTGAAAAATTGTTAGTTTCTCTCATTAATTAATAATTATTAGGAAGATTTCCTGACTCATATCTAGATTTCCCATTTGTTAATAAGTAATTCAATTCTGCCCATTGTTTCTTTGTTAAACTTCTGTTCATTTTCATTTTATTGAAAAGACTAGAGAAGAACTTATTACTTGTATACTTAAAATGTAAAGAGTTCCAAAGAGTCTCTGCCCTTTGTATTTGTCCATCATTAAAATTAACTATATCTGATGAATGTTCTTCGTATAATTGAATATTTTTCATTTTCTTATGATTATATTAGTATATATTATAAAACTCTCGTACTGGTCTTAATTGTCCATGTACCAGAAGTAATATTAGCTAATAATCTCACATCAGATCCATTAACATCTACAGTAAAAGAAAGTCCCGATGTTGATCCATTTAAATCACCTGATGAAGTGTCAGTGTATCTAGTATTTCCTATTGAATCCCAAACTGCCATTACTGTACCGCATCTTAAGGAAGTTCCATTGTTTATATAATAATCAAAGAAAGCAGAATTTCCATTAGCTTTGGGAACTGTAGAAACTGGTGAATTTGAAGATACTGTATTTTCTGTGTTTGTGTTGAGATATAAAATTCCGTTGATCTGTGTGTTATTATTAACAGTTACTTTGTCACCAGATTCTGATATTGAACTATCTCCAGCACTATCAGATGATGTGAATTTTAATATGTAACCGGTTGTTCCTGATATAGATCCAGATCCACCAGGACCAGTTGGTCCTTGTATACCAGTAGGACCTAAATTTCCTTTTTTTCCAGTAGGATAAAAAAGAAATTGTGAAAATGTGATAGGAGTTCCGCTATAAAGCTCTTGTAAGAGATTAGCAGAAAATCTTCCATTAATAGTTTGAGGTGTTGTGTAATAGGTATTACCTATATTATAATTAGCCTCAAATCCGTCTAAATAAATACTAAATAAATCACCCGGAGTATAGTTACCCTGTGCTATAACTGTTGATTCCTTATAGATACGTATATAAGGTCCTGAACTATAGTAAACGTATGCGTAATATTTTAGACCTGATCCATATAGATATAGTCCAAGATAAAAAGAATTACCTGAAGTTATATTAGGTAATTTTGTTTGTAAATAAACGCCTAAATCATTAGAATCAAAATATTCCTGTGAACTTATCTCATCATTAGCAGAATTTATTATTATTGATCCCGGAGTTACTGTGGGAGATCCGGAAGGACTAGATGAATATAATGTTGAAAGAGATTGTCCGTTTAATCCAGTTGGTCCAGTAGAACCAGTGGGACCGATTGAACCTGTTGCACCGGTAGCACCAGTAGTTCCCCCACCCGTAAGAGTAATAGGTTCCCCAAATCCATTATAGAAATCCCCGTTATCGTCAATCTGTACGAGTCTTCCAAAGGTTTCTGAGACCTTGACGTTGGTTAAATCTAAAGGATTAGACATAATTAATCGAATCTAAAATCTACTTTCTTTTGAGGTTTTATTTGAACTGTAACTTTTTTAGCTCCTTCTACAATAAATGTTTCCTCCCAAGGAGTAAATATTGTGTCGTCTACGATAACTTCTAATCTTATTCTTCCTATAGTTCCTTCTGGAAAATAAGTCATTTTCTTAAGGGGAACCACACATTTTCCATCCTTGGAAACTTTACCGTAAAAAACTAAGTTACAAACCTCGTGATCCAAAATTAGTCTTGCTTGTGAAGTTGATAATTTTGCACCTTGTACTGAAATATTACATTCGAAATTTTCTTCCTTGTCTCTGTATATTTTATAATGTGATGAATTCTCGTCTTCTAATTCCTCGTCTTCTAATTCTTCTTCATCCTCTTCACTGTCATAATCCTCATTCTCGTCATCTAAATCAGAGGTTGTGTATTTAGGTTGATCCTCTGTTCTGTTATTAAATCTTATAGGATCTATATTATCATCAGCAATATGATTTTCTGGTTTTTGTGTAGGTTCGGAATTAAAGTTATTTCCTAGTAATCCAGATATAAAATCAGTAACAGATCCAAAAGAATTAGTTTTTGAAGCACTATTATTATTAAGTGCGTCCATTATAGCAGATCTAGAACTATGGTTTTTCCAATTTTCGTAATTTTGCATCTTACTTCTTAATTTCAGCTTTCACTTTTATGTGTGAATGTCCGTATTTATTAAAAGTCTTCTGTATATCATCGATTGTGATTTTAGGATCGTCTTTCAATTCTTTTTTGAAAGTCTTCTTTTGACCTTTAACGGAAACTATAACTTCTAAAAATTTGTCAATTTTTTCTTGTTCTATCCTCCTTTTCTTAAGTTTCTTTTCCATTGATTCCCACGGATTCAAAGGATCTATACCAAGAGTGTGGTCACCTCCAAGTAACGCACCACCTCCAGTTATTTCTCCGATTAATATATAGACATCCTTCCATATATAATCTGTTTCAATCCACCAGGAGTCAACTTCTTTCCAATCTAAATAATACTTTGTAGACATTTAATCTATATATTCAAATTAAAAACAATAAGATATTAAAAACAAGTCATTATAATAATCTCATTCGCTCCTTTTCCGTATAAGACATCCGTAGTCGTAGGCCCTTAACATTCTCCATACGATACTTCATATGTCAATTATATCAAAAATCATATTAAGGCCATTATAGTAATAATAAGGATATTCATCCTCAGGCGTAGTAATTGGATCAAACACCAATTTTATAACATTTCCTTCTTTTAGATAAATAGGTTCTCCACCTACATATTCGGGTTTAAGTACTAATCGTTGAGTACTTTCATTAAAATCTATATCCATAAAACCATCTAAAGAAATTTTCTATTCGTATCTGTTCACTAGAGTTTAAATAATAAGATGCTACAAAAGCTCCTGCTATTTGAGATCCTCCTGCAGTGGCGGATGAATTATTACCAAAATAAACACTATCAGCAACAAATGTTGATGATGAAGCACCAAATGTTGTTGTAATTGGGGTTTGGTTTTGTGTTCCGTTTACATAAATTTCAAGTTCAGATCCAGGGCCTTGTGGTTGAGATAGTCTCACTT